CAAAAGAAAGCGGAAATGTTTGGTGGTGATATTGAGTCAGCAAAGAAAGCATTATGTGGAAACTGTGCGTTCTTTGTTAAGACACCAAGTATGTTACAGTGTATTGCGGATGGTATAAATGATATTAATGAATTGGATACTATACAAGTAGCAAATATAGGTTACTGTGAGGCATTTGATTTTAAATGTGCTGGAGCAAGAACCTGTGATGCTTGGGTTGTAGGTGGACCAATCGTTGATGAAGATATGGGTTATGATGTTGGGACAATAGGTGGTTATGTAGATCCAGGTGTTACTGGAAACACAATACCAAAATCTATAACTAAACCATCAATGTTTGAGAGTTATTCAGATTATCCTGATAGTGTTAAAAACAACGCTAAAGCGGTATTAAAATATGCTGAAGAGAATGGATGGGGTTCTTGTGGTACAGAGGTAGGAAAACAACGTGCTAATCAATTGGCTAAAGGTGAACCTATTTCAGAAGATACAATCCGCAGAATGTACTCTTATCTATCAAGACACGCAGTTGATTTAGATAGTTCAAAAGGATATGGTGATGGATGTGGTAAACTGATGTATGATGCTTGGGGTGGTAAATCTGCTCTAAGTTGGTCAGAGGCCAAAATAAAGACCATAGAGAAGGAGAAAATGTCAAAGCAAAGATTTGCTACAGATGATGAAAAGCGTATTGTGATAGGGCCAGCAATGATACCAGATTTAAAAATATTCCGTAAAGATGCCAAGGGTAATCCATACTATGTTTATTTCAGTTCTGATACCATCAAAATGATTGCTGAGAAGTATATGCGTAACAAGTACATTGATAACAACGATGAGAACCATAATGGTAAAGCGGTGTCAGATGTATATGTGGTTGAGAGTTGGATTAAGGAAGATGTTCAGGATAAATCCAGCAAGTATGGTTATTCGGATCTACCTGTCGGAACTTGGTTTGTATCAATGAAGGTTAGAAATGATGAGGTATGGAAGAAGGTTAAAGAAGGTTATTTAAACGGCTTTAGCGTGTCTGGTTACTTTGAAGAGGTGGCATCATTCTGCATGGAAGAGATGTTCCTTAAACAAGTAGTGAAGATATTAAATAACGTAAATGATTAATTTTTTTGGAATATATATAAAAATCCATATTTAATAATAGAACGAATAATAATAAAACAAATAAAATAGATTATGTCAAATTCAAAAACCGCAATCGCTGAGATTAAAAAATTAATGAAGCAGTTTGGTTTCTTATCTGATGATGCTACTTTAAAATCTTTCAAATTGGAAGATAATACAATTCTACAAACAGCAGATTTAAAGGTTGGAGAGAAAATCTCTAAGATTAATGATGCGTTTCAACAAGTTGCATTAGAAGATGGTAAGTTCAGATTGGTTGAAAACTTTGAAATAGAGGTTGTAAACGGAGAAATTAAATCTGTAAAAGAGATTTTTGTTGACGCAAAATTGGCTGATGGTACTGTAATAAAGGTTGAAGGTGACGGTCTTATGGAAGGTGCTAAAGTTGTAGTAGTAACTGAAGATGCAGAAATTCCTGCACCAGATGGAGTACACGAACTAGAGGACGGAAGTAAGGTTGAAACCAAAGATGGTGTTATTGTTAAGGTTGAAGAAGCATTAGAAGAAGAACTTCCAAAAGAAGGTCCAGATGCTATGCCTCCAGCAATTGATGAACCAGCAACTGAAGGACCAAAAGTAGAAGTTGAGATGCTTGAGATGTTAAAAGATTTTGTAAAGAAAATGTCTGAGAAGATGGGTTCTTTAGAAAATAAAATAAAAGACGTTGAAGCACAATTCAATTCATTTAAAAAAGAACCAGGAGCAAAACCAATTGCTAATGGAAAAACTGAAAAGTTTAATAATGTTTCAAATGAAGATTTAGAGGATAAAATCTCTATGATTATGTCATTAAGAAGCACAAACAAATAATTAAAAAAAATAAAAAAATTAAAATTATGAAAATTTTATCAAGAGAACAATTCGCATATGACGTAGCAACTATCGGTGGATACGTTGACCAAGTTGGTGGTGAATTACTTTCAAAAGCACTTATCGGTGCAACAACTCCTAAGTACGTTAACGTACGTTTAGGTATTAAAGGAACACAAGCGTTGAACCTATTAAACTCAACTCCTTATTTCCAATCAGGTACTTGCGGATGGACATCATCTGGTACTACTGAGTTTACTCAAACTAACATCACAACTTGTGCTGAGAAATATAACGAAGCATTATGTTACAAAGATTTGTATGATACATACCAATCAATGTTGATGGCTCCAGGTCAAACACAAGAGACCGTACCGTTTGAGGTTCAAATATCAGAATTAAAAGTAAAACAAATTCAACAAAGAATTGAACAAAAATTATGGCAAGCGGCTCCAGCATCAGGCGACTGTTTCTCTGGTTTCACTTACTTAATTGCATCAGGTCAAACTGGTGTTGCTGTATCTGCTTCAGGTACAACTTTCTCTCCTTCTGCTGCTTACGGTACAAACGGTAACCCAATCACTGAGGTAGATAAATTAATTAACGCATTATCTGATGATGCAATGTCTCGTGAAGATTTGGTGTGTTTTATGTCATACCAATCGTTCCGACTCTATGTTCAGGCCTTAACACGTGCTAACTTCTTCGCTAACTACATTGGTGCAACTGATGTAACTGGTATGATGGAAGCAACTCATCCAAACACAAACGTAAAGGTTATCCCTACGATTGGTTTGAATGGTTCTAACCAAGTAACAATCGGACCAGCGGAGTACATGGTAGTAGGTTTTGACCTTTTATCAGATCACGAAAAATTGGTTGTATGGTACTCAAAAGATTTTGATGAGTTGAGATTACGTGCAAACTATAACTACGGTGTAACAATCGCTAAGTTTGGTTCAACTGCATACTTTGCAACAAATGGTTTAAGTTAATCTAAATCAAAAATATAAAAACCTGAGAGGTGAAAGGCCTCTCATTTTTTAAAAAAAATAAACTAAAAAATTAATATACAATAATATGAGTTGTTTTATCTCTTCAGGAGTTCAATTATCTTGTTCCGATGGAATTGGGGGAATTAAAAAGATATACGTTGTTGGTGGCGGTGGTGAAGTTACTGGTTATACATACTCAGTAGATGGGTCTATTACAGGCGCAACTTCAACTAGTGGAACTACTTTGTACGGATTTGAATTAAAACGTAATACAAGTTCACTTTCTCAAAATGTTCAAAAGTCATTTGAGAACGGAACTATATTTTTTGAACAAGTTCTTACTGCTATCTTATTCAAATATGACCAAGACAAAAGAAACCAATTGAAAATCTTATCTCAAAACGACCAAATACAAATCGTTGCTATTGACCAAAATGATGTACAATATCTTTTAGGTCAAGTTAATGGATTGTATTTGAGTGGTGGTAGCGCTGCTACAGGTACTGCATTCGGTGATCGCAATGGCTATGAACTTATCTTCACAGGGGCCGAACAAGAACCAGCAAGAGTTATTGATGGTACTTTAGCATCAGTATTTGCAGGAGCTTCAATTTCAGGTTAAATTAGTAGGTCGTTGTGACTGAATATCTATATCTAAATCCAATAAAGAGGGACAGTAATGTCCCTTTTTTGCGTTATTAAAAATCAATTTCATTTTTTTTAATAATATAGAGAACACATTATGTTATACTTACAAAAAGGACAACAAAACGAATTGGTGATGAATATCAACAATAACTCAACAACTACCTTTACTGGTTATACTTTGACATTTACACATATTATGTCAAGTGAGGTTAAGAGTTATACAGTTAGTACTTCTGACCCTTTAGAATATGCTCAAAATATTCGTTATTGTGAGATAATATTAAATCTTCAAGACCCAGGTCAGGATTTAAATTATGAGGGTGAATACAATCTAAACATTTATGGTAATGGAACAGAACTAGTTTTTACAGGTATAGCAATACTTCAAGGAACAGAAGAAGAACCATTCTTTACCACATACGTTTCACCAAACGAGAATAATGAGAATTATATATACATACAAGATTAGTTATGAGTGAAATAAAGAAAGCAGAATTTCAAAAAATTAAGTTTCAAACCGCATCGGTTCCAGTATATTCAGAAGTGCTACAACGTAGTCCTTGGGTATTTTATGGCGAAAATAACTTACTACCAAATTACTTTATACAATTATATGACAACTGTGCAATACATAAAGCTGTTGTTACATCTAAAGTAAATCAGATTATGGGTGATGGATTGGTGTCATTAAACAACCCAATGGCTACCGTTAATTTGATTAATACTCGTGAGAATGTTACAGAGGTAATGAAGAAAGCGGTATTGGACTTTATGTTATTTGGTGGGTTTGCGTTAAACGTTGTTTGGACCAAGGATAAAAAACAAGTCGCTGAAATATACCATCTTGATTTTAGTAGAATTAGAAGTGGTAAATTAAGCGATGATGATGTAATAGAACATTATTATTACTGTCCAGATTGGAAACAAATTAGAAAGTTTCCACCAGAAGAATATCCAGCATTCAATCAAGAAAAGGGTGGGTCTCAGATTTATTACTTTAAATGTTATCAACCAAATTTAACATACTATCCAATCCCTGACTGGTCTGCTGGTCAAAGAGCAATTGAGATAGATATTGAAGCAAAGAATTTCCATATGAATAACCTACGTAAAGGTATGGTTCCTTCATTATGGATCAATTATAATAACGGTATTCCAGGTGAAGAAGAACAAAGAATATTGGTTCGTGCTTTAGAAGAGCAATACGGTGGAACAGACAACGCAGGACAAGCCATTATCTCATTCAATGAGAGCAAAGAATTATCACCTGAGATTACACAAATCCCACGTAATGATAATGACAATTACTATCAATCTTTAAACGATGACATTACACGTTCAATACTATCCGCACATAGAGTTTCTAGTGCTGAGTTATTTGGCATTGCTACCGCTGGTAAATTGGGTGGAGGCAATGAGATTGTGGAGCATTCTGAATACTTCCGCAAGATGGTTATTCAACCGTATCAGAATGAAATTCTCCCAGCATTTAGCAAATTGGTTTCATTAAAATTTGATAAGCCAACAACATTTGAAGTTAAACCTTTATCATTATTCTTAACAGGTGATGTTAAAGAGAACCCAGTTGTTGATGACAAACCTGTTACACCAGTTCAAGTTGGTGAGCCAGAAGGAGAACAACAATTAATCAATGAGAATATCAAGAAATTATCTGGAAGAGAATACCAGGGTTTATTGAGAATTGTAAGAGAATATAATAAAGAAAAAATAAACCGTATGCAGGCAGCACAAATGTTAATGGCTGGTTATGGATTAACAGAAGAGCAATGCAATGCTTGGTTGGGAGAAGAAGAATTAAACTATAATTAACGATGGGTGTTTTATTAATATCAGAAACAAAACTTAAAGCATTTACCAACATCAATAAGAATGTTGATATGGATGTATTAAAAGCGGAAATTCAAATTGCACAGGATATAGATTTACAAACTATATTAGGTACAAGGTTCTATAACCATTTGTTATCACAAGTGTCTGCAACTGGTAATACATTCAATGCCGATGAAACCACATTGGTGAATGATTACATCGCACCATTTATGATACAGACAGCATACTTCAATGCTATCCCACACATTCATTATAGAACGATGAACCGCGGTATTG